CTCAACCCCCTCTTCGTCATCCACCAGATTACTGGAAGGACTTGCACGTTTTTCTACAAAATCTTGGACCAGATCCAACAGGTCAAAGGTATTGGTAGCGACATGCTCATCACTCACATAGGTCTCGATAATGAGACAGTTGGTGCCGAAGTAACTTTTCAGCTCAATCCCAGGTCTTGCTGCCATGCCTACACTCCTTGGTACATACGACGTTGATTATTAATAATTTTGTTGCATTTTGGAAATACGATGCCAGTGCACCCTAAAGGTTCACAAATGTTACGCACCGTAACAAATTCATTTTTATTGAAGGGTTATAACTGTATATATGTACAGTATTTCCATATTACATCAATTGTGCGTCTGACACACTCAGTAGCATTCCAATAACACTTCCAGACCATGCTTAGTGATCAGCCAGGTATTGCCGAACTTGCTACCTTTTATCTGGGTCGTGATGAGCCCCAAGGAAGCACAGCAGGCGACCTGATCGGCTTCCTTCCTGGCATAGTCAGACTTGGTGCTGAAGCCTGTACGAGCCTTGGCTAGGACATGCCCAAGGTGTCGCATGGTTTGCTGTAGCTGCTCAGTGGGTCTCATACCAGTTGCTCCCTATCTTGTACTCAGCATCCAGGGGACACTTGAAATTGAAGTAGTCCCCGGCTCTCCTTGCGCACTCCACGACAAACTTGCCAAACTCCTCGGCTAGGTCTTCCCTGACAGCCCACTGCAATTCATCATGGATGTAGCCCAGCAGGGTATAGTCACCATCCCAGCCATACTTCAGTCCCCTGCGGTTAGCCTCATGGATGCACTCAATCAACCACCGCTTACTGGCAAGGGCTCCCGCTGACTGCAGCAAAAGATTCAGGGCTGAGTGTGCGGATCGGACATGCAAGTGACGACCATCGATTCCCTTCAGATACCCTCGCTTGCTGGCTTCCCCCACGGCATCCTTGAGTTTCTTCAGTGCCGGGAGACCCTTGAGGAACTTCTGCTTGATGGCCTTGCCTGCGTCCCTGCCCTTGCCGATGATGGAACCGATCTTCTCGTCTCCAGCCCCATACAAGAACCCGTAGATAAAGGTCTTTGCGTTGTCCCTGGTAGGCAGGTCAGCCGCCTTCTGGTTCATCGTATGCACATCACCATTGAGAACTACATCTCCGTACTCCCCGCTGTCCCATCGATGCATGAAGTGGGCAAGGGCTCGGAGTTCAAGTCCAGACAAGTCTGCACCGACCATTCTGAAACCAGGCTGCACCCGATAGAGGCTGCGACACTCCTTTCCGTAAGGACTCCGCACAGCGGGCACTTGAGCCAGGTTTGGTTTTGAATGGGTGCATCTTCCTGTGACAGCTCCGTTGGTGTTGATTGATCCGTGGAGATATCCATTACGCTCTGTCTTAAGCCACCCCTGGGATCCTTCTGATAACTGCCCAATCCTTTTCTCCAATAGGAAATATTCACTTAGTACCTTAGCCTCTGGGTACTCCAGGGTTGCCAGGACCTCTTCATCCACCTTGGGCTTCCCAGCTGGGGTGAACTCCGTAGGCTTCCATCCATACTTCTCCGTGAGTCGGTAAGCGATCTGGTCACGACTACCAGGATTGAACTCGATGATCTTGTCCTTGAGAGTCTTCCCGGTCTTCTCGGATACTCTCTTGATGACCAAGGGCTCAAAAGTGTCCAGCATTTGCTTCCTGATGGCGTCCCGCTTCTGCACCAGATCGGCGTAGAGTTCCACAGCAGCCTTGACATCGAACGGCCAGCCGCTGTGTTCCATACGAGTACATATCCACCTGACCTCATGCTCAAGATCAATCGCCTGCTGGGAGTATCCCCGGCCTGTCAGGTTTTTATAGACAGCCTCGGTGACCGCTACGTCCTGCACACAGTAATCCAGCATCTCCTGGCAGAACTCTTTCCACTCGTCCCCTGCCTGATAGGTCTCCCCAGCCTGCTGCTTATACCAGTCAGCGTATTCGCCCTTCATGACACCCAAGCGGTATCCCCAGGATTCCAGGGAATGACTGCCCTTCATCTTCGGGGGGATGTCACGGGGACCATCGAGGTCATACATGTTGGAGCAGATGAGCCTGGACAGGACGATGGTGTCGATGACCTTCTTCTCATCGATGGAGAACCACGGGTAGAGCTTCTGAATCACAGGGATATCAAAGCCGATGATGTTGTGGCCTACGATCTGGTCAGGTGTCTCCATCAACATCCTTAACCCATCTTCAATGCGTCGCCCTCTGTGGTGGAAATCAAACGACTTAGATGACTCTGTACTTTTAAGAACCAAGCAGTGAATCTTTGTTACTTCATCCAGCAAGCCATCGGTTTCGATGTCAAAAATAAGAGCCACTGCCCCTCCTTATCATTTGCTCAGGAGATGTTCCAGAAACTCGATCTCCTCTAGTAATTTGTCGATGTAATCCGATGCATCCTGCATCTCCTTATAGGTGGGAAGCCCTCTCTTTTTCTCCCGGTAGTCCTTCAGCATCTCCTTAAGCAGGTTCATCTCCAGTCCGTCCCTATAAACTTCTTCTCCAGTTCCTCCACGCGATCCCTGGCCTTCATCAGTTTCTCCAGCAGCCAGTCATTCCTGGTCTGCATGTAATCCACTAAGGCGATCAGTTCGTCTTTGGTGAGGTCTTCTATACCTTGCATGTCGTCAGAACCCTATGGCAATCTCAAGAAATCCAATATTGATCAGGAAGAACCGCTCCTCGAACTCTTCGACTATCAGTAATTCAAAGCCGAAGAGGAGACCATCGATGATTCCTGCGCTAAAAGTCATATTTCTCCCCCATGAACGGAGACTCGCTGAGCCGTCCTGTTTCCTTGCTGTAGTTAAGTGTCACGCACACTCCAGTATCACCAGTGAACCTGTTCTTAAGAACTCGTACTGTAGTGGTGTCAGGGGAATCACTTTGTTGGTTTCTTTCGAGCCCAATAACAATGTCGCTAAGCTGAGCAATTGCATGTGATCCTCGTAATTGGCTAAGACTGGTACTAGCACCCTCCTCATGTCCTTTGTTCCCCTCTGGTCTCTTTAGATGGCTCACCAGCAGCATGCCTACCTGCAGTTCCTCCACCAGCTTCCTCAATGCAGTCATGGTGTTATCAATCAATCGCCTCTCATCACCATCCCCAGAGCCAGAGACAACAATAGAAAGGTGATCAAGGACGATCCAGCCGCACCCCAGGCCTCTAGCCATGTAGCGAATCCGACTGAGTAGGTTATCCACATCGCTACTGCCCCAAGAGTCGTACAGGAACAGACTGCCACTACCAACAGTAGAATTAAATGCAGCCTTGAGTTCCTCATTGGATACCCCTTCCTTATTGATATGAATTGGCTTGTTCAGGTGCAGGCCCATGAGCCCCAAGGCTGTCCGCTTGGTGTTCTCTTCGAGCATCAGCATCCCCACGGTCTCCCCTTGCTGGAGCAAGTGATACGCGACCTCCCTGACCAGTGCTGACTTGCCGATGCCGGAGCCTGCAGTCACGGTGACCATCTCACCCTTCCTCAAGCCCATGGTCTTCTTGTTGATACCCTCCCATGGATAAGGAATGCTGTGGGTGTTGTCTTCCTTGGAGATGACATCCCACAGGTCTGTACCGGAGACGATGCCATCAGGTCGATAAGGCTTGGCACCCCACACCGCATTCACGATGTCTCCTACCCGGTTCTGCAGCAGGAGTTCATTGGCATCCTTGGCTCCAGCGATCTGCACGATCTTGGCCTTCCCTGGTGGAAGCAACTCAGCGCACTCCTTACTGGCCTTGATCCCCGGCTCATCGTTATCGAACCAGATGACAACGGTCTCGTAGCCATCAAGGAACTCCAGATTGTTGCGGAAGGCCTTGGCTGCGCTGGGAGCCCCGGAAGGGAGGCTGACCACAGGCCATGTCTTGAGGCACTGGCTGACCGAGAGGCAATCGATTTCCCCCTCGGTGACCACGATCATCTTCCCTGTGGCGCGGACCTGTTGCTGTCCAAAGAATTCCGGGGATTTCATGTCCCCCAGGGTGCTGAATGCCTTGTCCTTGCCCCTGACCTTCAACCCAACGAGAGAACCGTCCTTGTAGTACGGCGCGAGGTGTACAGGGCTTCCAGCAAGGGATCCAATGCGATACCCATAATGGCGGCATGTTTCTTCAGAAATGCCACGCGGCC